CACCAAGAATAGCACCAAACGCGAGATGCATCAAACCACCGTTGCTAAGTGAAAGACTCTGCCAAGCAACATAATTCGCATTGATACCGTCATGTTTGAAGATAACAGGCAGAAACATTGATATTAGAGGGAAACCAATAAAGTCCATAAAACAAATAGCCATATACAGCCAACCCATTGCTGGACGCCAATAAGATTTGACCCAATGTTCTTCTTCTTTCTTGATCTGCTCATCGACAACTTGCTGATCAATATTTGTTTGTGCTAATCCAACACTAGCTTGGGCCTGGGCAGTGGCTTGAACGGATTGCATCTGAACCGTTTGTTGTGCCATAGTTGATGAACCAGCGCCCATCATATTATTATCAATCACAACAACTGAAGGTGAAGCAACAGGTGAAGCAACAGGTGAAGCAACAGGTGAAACTATAGGTTGTGGCTTAACAGGTGGTGGAGGAATTGCAATGCTAGGTTGAGTATATTGCATATTGTTTATAGCATGAACCTCATCCATTGCTAATTTTACAGGTGCATCATCGTCATTTGGGTCTTTTACAGCAAATTTAGCCATTGACAATGTTCCTCTTTTTTATTATAATAGTTGTGACTATTTATACACCATTAGCCTTGTTACGCTGATCTTCTAGTTCCTTTAAATATTGCAGAAGCATATTGATAAAGATATCACGTTCAAACGGTATCAGGTCTTCCACTTCGCTTATGGAATACTTGTGATGCTGAATCAATGAGAACAGAGAAATGTAGTAGTTCTCTAGTGTGTTATGACTCAGCCCAAGGTAAAAAAATCTGTTAGCGTTGTGAGTTCAATTACTCTTTCGTTGCCGTTCGAATTTTTATACACGATCTTGTGATAAAGTTTTGGCGTAGTTTCCATGAACTTAACGATCTCTTGGAACGTATTGACATTAACCTGTTCCAAAAATTCTTCTACTTCTTCCTTGGTGTAATCATTCGGATCATAGATATCATCACCATCGAAGATTTTATCAACGCAACGAACGATCAACTCATAGAAAGAATCCTCGCCGCTCTTGAAATATTCCTTATCATCAAAGATAGAGGCTGACGGATACTTCATTGTCATACCGGTTTCTTTTGTGAGTTTGATTGTTTTGTTTACGTTATCAGCAAATTTAACTTCAATCTTGTTTAGATCGATGTTGAAATTATAAATTTTCTGATCTTCGTTATCTCGATATGATACCTCAACGATATTATTAACTGAGAATCCACGAATTCTAAGGAACAAATATTCTAGGTCAAAAATCGTCAGCTTGTCAACATCGAAGTTGTTATCGATGGCGCAGTTGTTTACTACTTGCTTAATCGATCTGAAAATATCGGTGGGGTCTTGTGATGACTTTGCCATAAGCAAAATCTTTTCTTCTTTGACAACGAAAGGTCTAAACGTTTCGAGTTTGCCAGTTGAAGGGATTTTCAATTCATATGTGGGTTGTTTTAATTTTGGTAAAGCCATGATATAATTCCTATAATGTTATGATGGGCCGCCAATTGGAGTATTCTGATTTGATGGTGTGACCGTATACGTTTCCACTTTATTAGTTGGTGCTGTCAAATAATTCAATTGCCCCGTTGCCAATTGATCAGAAGCAAGAACAGCAGACAACCCATTAAACAAAGTGCTAGATGGATTAACAAAATTTTCTAACGTTACTGCATTTTGTGAAACAGACGGAACAAATGATGAAATCGTGCTGAGGTTTTCTATATACCATCTGTCAAACGTGAAGCCAACCGTAACTTTAAAATGGCTATTGGTCTTATTCCAATCCAAAGACACATCATTCACGGACGTTGGATATGCGTTTTCCATTAGCGCAGTTGTTACGGTATTACCCTCATAATCATAGATGTGTATACGGATATTTGTTAAATTTATGTTGTTTCCGTTATTATCCTTTTTATATCCAACACGATAAGAAGGTCTTGAAGTAACAAGACCACTATCAACCGCGCCAGTAAAATCGTATAGGCCGTTCATCCATATATAAAAATATTTGTATATCGTATTGTTTCTGTCATCCAAAAACGTGATGGAATTGCTTGTGAATTCTACGTTTGTCGGTTGTTTTCTTGTTATACCGATACCGTAAGGAACAACTGATTGTGACGTTACTGCAACCCCAGGAGCCGATACTTGTTGCGCTCTTAACGTAATCATCTGATCAATTGTTGACCATTCTGGTATAGCAGAACGAACAGCAGCAGGTGATAAAAACGATACATCAAAACGATTTTCAGAAAGCACACCATTTTTGTTTATGTTTTCTGAAAAATTTGCAATATTCAGCATTTATTTTACCATTCCTTGAGACTCGTTGAATACGTATTGTTTTGATTTTTTCTGGAATCGTTCTGTGGGCAACATCAATGCAGCATCCCACATTCTGACTTCTATATTTAGAAACTTGCTCTGGACGTGATTCCATAGGTATTGTTTTACACACGGTTTAAAATATTTATATTTCGATGCGGAATTGAGAATGTCATATGATATCTTCAACTTGGTGGTGTCATCATATTTTCGATTGTTCACCGTGTTGTATAGTGCATCCATTAGTTTAGCGCGAAGAACAGGAGGAAGATAGTGCAGATTGATGCCTATAAATCCTGTCTCTGTGAAGCTAAGAGGAAATATTAACGGAAACGTATCATAATATGGTAGAGTGGCTTTATGTTTTGGGTCATAGAAGAACATCACCATTCTACCAACATCTTCATTACTGATCGAAGGCTTCACATTTTCCTTGTCGTTCATCATTCGGTTTTTGTTGACAGATGTTACCTTACTGGCTTGTTCTCTAAACCATGTGCGAGTATCTTTCTGGCGAATAGTATCATCAATACCTTCCGCCTTACCCTTCTTCGCTAACTGCTGGAAAATATAGACCAATCCAATACTCCTATTATTTGGTGATATTCAACTCATGTTCTGTGAACAAAACAAATTTCCATCCACGATCTGCACAATATTCGCGGGCGGCTTTCCATTTCGCTTCGTTAACACCCCAAGTAAACACCTCATTGATATATCGTTTCGTGATCGTGCTGGGTTTCTTTGGAGGTATCGTTTGTGATTTTGGTTTCACTTCAATCATCAAAGTTTCTGGTTTGCCGTCTTTGTTATTTAGATGAACCACCGCATCAACGTAGTATCGGTGCAGTTTATTATCTACAGGAGAACGATATGGAATGATAAGTTCTTCACTCATCCACCATATTACATCAGGGTGTGTATCAAGTCTGGTCATAAGTTTTAGTTCCCACGAAGAACGATATACAATATTGGTATGGTCGCCTCTATACTTGTTTGGGTTCCGTGGTTTGAATTTCCCCTGGTAATATTTTCTTGCCATATGTTCCCATATCATTATAAATAGAATTGACTCAAATATTTATAAGAGAGATACATGGTCACTGCAACACAAATTTTAACTGCCGCCAAAGGAGTTATAGAGGTAGGTGCATTAACCGCTTTGGCATATGACGCCTCTGCTGCCCTTAATAGTGATTATTCTACCAATTATCAAAACACATATTGCTATCCAAAAGACTTGTTGAGCGTAACGAATCCGATTTACATGACTTTCAAATTTGAAAAATATGTGAAACGAGCTATTTCTCAGCAAGGAACTTTTACCTCAGACGGAACGATACGATTACCACTACCAAAACAATTACATGACAATTCAACTGTTCAATGGGATCAGCAACCTTTGGGAGCAGCTATTGGTTCTTTTGTTGATTCCGCTGCTGGTGCCATTGGTGGACAATCAGTAAGTAGCATTACCGATTTGGCATCAAAAATAAGTGGCGCAGTCATTCAAGGTGCTGCCGCTGCCGCCGCTGATGCTTTGAGTAGCACTGCCGGTGGTAAAGGTGCATCTGCGTTAACTGGAATTGCTGCCAACCCATTCCTCACCATGCTATTCAAGCAAACAACATTCAAGACACACAATTTTAGTTGGACTTTTGCACCATCAAGTGAAGTTGAGTCCAACGATTTAATGTCGATATTGCAAACATTCAAGTATCACATGCTCCCCGGTCTCAATCCAAATGCCGGTAATATCCTATACAATTATCCCGAAATCGTAAGAATATCGATCAACCCGAATGACAAGTATCTCTATAAATTCAAACCTTGCATCATCGAAAGTTTCAATATCGATTACGCCCCAGGTAACACACCGGCATTCTTCAAAACACAGGATGCACCAACGGTAATTCATGTCTCACTAGCATTAAAAGAAATTGAATTGTGGTCTAAGAACGATTTTCTTAATAC